CAACGGCCCCGTCTCTCAATGGACGGGGCCGCCCTGATCCTTTCGGCATAAAGGCCCCGATCAATGTCCGACAAAGCCCCGAAGCTCACCACCGTCACGCTCGACACGCCCATCGTCATCGGCGAAACCACCATCACGCAGGTTCAGGTCCGCCGCCCCGCCGCTGGCGAAATGCGCGGGTGCAGCCTCTCCGCGCTGCTCAATCTCGATTATGGCGCGTTGGAAAATCTCCTGCCTCGCATCACCATCCCGACCCTCACCAAGGCGCAGATCGCCGCTATGGACCCGTCCGACTTCACCCAGCTGGGCAGCGAAGTGATGGATTTTTTGCTGCCGAAGGACGCGAAGGCGGCGCTCTCCCAGAACGGGTAGAAGAAGCAATGGCCGATATCGCAGTCATCTTCCATTGGGGTCCGCCGGTGATGGACCCCATGACCATTGCCGAACTGATGCAGTGGCGCGCCAGCGCGGCCAAGCGATCCAATCCAGAAAAATAGAGGCTGTCCGTGGACCGCACGCTACGCATCCGCATGTTGCTTGAAGCCGGTGACCGGCTGACCCGCCCTCTGCGCGAAGCGGCGGGCGGCTCCACCCGCCTCGCCCAGTCTTTGCGCGTCACGCGCGAACGCCTGCGCGAAGTCGAGCGCGCCCAGGCCGATATCGGCGAATTCCGCCGCCTCAAGACCGGCCTGACCGATGCGTCGCGCCAGATGCAACAGGCGCAGGCCCGCGCAGCCCAACTGGGCAGGGAAATGGCTCAGACCGCCAACCCGACCCAACGCATACGCCGGGAATTCGAACAGGCGCGGCGCGAAGCCAATCGGCTGACGCAGGAACATGGTCAGCAGATAACCCGCCTTCAGGCGTTGCGTGAACGGCTGTCGGCCGCCGGTGTCTCCACCCGCGATCTGGTCGCCCACGAACGGCGCCTGCGATCCGAAGCGTCGTCCACCAATGAAACGCTGCGCGAACAGGAACGCCGCCTGCGCGAACTGGCCGACCGCACCCGCCGGGTCGCGGATGCGCGCGAACGCTTCTCGCGCGTTCAGGGCACCGCCACGGGCCTTGCTGCCGGCGGCGCGGCGGCGATGGGCACCGGCATGGTCATCGCCCGTCCGCTGGAGGACGCGGTCAATGGCGCGATGGAATATGAATCGGTCATGACCGATATCAACCAGAAGGTGAACCAGTCGCGGGAAGCTGGTCGCCAGATGGGCAAGGAACTGCGCGGCGCGGCGCTGGCCGTCAACCAGATGCCCGCAGACCTGCAAAAGGGCGTCGATGCGCTGACTGGCTTTGGCCTGGGCGGGAAACAGGCCACCGCCATGATGACGCCGATCGGCCGCGCCGCCACCGCCTACAAGGCCGACATCACCGATCTCAGCCGGGCCAGCTTCGCCGCCTATGACAATCTGAAGGTGCCGATCGAGCAGACCGGCAAGGCGATCGATATCATGGCCCAGGCGGGCAAGAGCGGCGCCTTCGAAGTGAAGGACATGGCGCAATATTTCCCGCAGCTGACCGCCAACCTGCAAAGCCTCGGATCAAAGGGCACCCCTGCGGTGGCGGACCTGGCCGCCGCTTTGCAGATCACGCGCAAGGGCGCGGGCGACTCCTCGACAGCCGCCAATAATCTCCAGAACCTCGTGTCGAAAATTAATGCGGAAGACACGATCAAGAATTTCAAGGCGTTTGGCATCGACATCCCGGCGGCCATGAAGAAGGCGGCGAAGGATGGCCGCAGCCCGATCGAGGAAATCGTGCGCCTGACCCAGCAGGCCACCGGCGGCGACCAGTCGAAACTGGCGGGGCTGTTCGGCGATATGCAGGTACAGCAGGCCCTGCGACCGCTCATGTCGGCTTTTGACGAATATCGTAATATTCGGGCCGACGCCCTGGCGGCGGACGGCACGGTCAACACCGACTTCGCCGACCGCATGCAGGACAGCGCGGAGAAGGTGAAGCGGCTGACCATCCAGTCGAAGCTGATGAAGGACACGATCGGCGATCAGTTGATGCCGACGGTTACAGCCATGTCCGAAAAGCTATCTGAATGGTCTGGCAAGCTGGCCACACTGGCGGAACGTCACCCCAATTTGACGAAGGCCATCGCCCTTGGCGCCGGTGCCATGGCCGCCCTGTTTGTCATCCTGGGCAGCGGCGCGATCGTCATTGCTGGGCTGGTCGCCCCCTTTGCCGCGCTCGCCGCAGCGGCCACGCTGCTCGGCATCGGCATGTTGCCGCTGATCGGCATTGTGGCGGGCGTGATGCTGGGCATCGGTTTGCTGGTGGGAGCCGGCTATCTGCTCTATAAAAATTGGGGCGGCATTTCCGCATGGTTTGCCAATCTCTGGCAGGGCATCAAGGATGCAGCTTCGAACGCGATCAAGGGTCTGATCGGCGCCTTCCTGACCTTCAGTCCGGTCGGCCTGCTGATAACGGCCTTCACGCCCGCCGCAATATGATCGTCGGCCTGATCCGGGGCATCACCGCCATGCTCGGATCGCTCAAATCCACCATCGTCAATGCCGCCGGCGCCGCCGCGACATGGTTCAAGGAAAAATTGGGCATCCATAGCCCCTCCCGTGTCTTCGCACAGTTCGGCGGCTTCATGATGCAGGGGCTGGACGGTGGCATCCGCGCCGAACAGGGCGCGCCGATCGCGCGGATCAACAGCCTGGCCGGTGACATCACCCGCGCCATGGCGCTGGGCGCGGCAACACCCTCGATCGCTATGGCCGCGACCGCAGCGCAACCGTCTGGCGCAGCGGCCCGGCACCTTGTCAGCGGCAGCCGCGCGCCCGAAGCGCGCAAATATGAACTTCACTTCCATGGTGTCGGCGGCAACCCGCAGGAAATCGCCAAGGCCGTGCGCGAAGCGATGGAGCAACTGGAGCGCGAACGACGCGCTAGCACCTTCAGCGACGAAGGAGATTATGCCTGATGTTGATGGCGCTCGGCATGTTCATCTTCGACCTCCCCACGCTCGCGCATGACGAATTGCAGCGCAAGGCGTCCTGGCGCCACGCCCGATCGGCGCGCGTCGGCGCCCGCGACGCGACCCAGTTCGTCGGCCCCGGCGATGAAACGGTCAGCATGTCCGGCTCGGTCTATGCCGAAATCACCGATGGCCGGGTGTCGATCGAGGATTTGCGCACCATGGCCAAGAGCGGCGAAGCCTGGCCGCTGATCGACGGCACCGGCACCATCTTCGGCGACTATGTGATCGAGGCGATCGATGAACGCCATAGCTTCCTGATGACCGATGGCCGCGCGCAACGGATCGACTTCGCCATCGACCTGCTGCGCGTGGACGAGGAAGACTGATGGCCGACCGCATCGCCAACATCCCGGATTTCCGCGTCACGCTGGACGGCCGCGACCTGACCGGCCTTATGCGCCCGCGCCTCGTCTCGCTCAGCCTGTCGGAAAAACGCGGGGACGAAGCTGACCAGCTGGATATCGTGCTGGACGACAGCGACGGCGGCCTGGCCATCCCGCCCGAAGGCGCCGTGCTGCGCATCGCCCTGGGCTGGAAACAGGGGCGTGATGTCACCCCCGGCCTGGTCGAAAAAGGGACATTCAAGGTGGACGACGTCAGCCATAGCGGCCCGCCCGATCAGATCCGCATCCGCGCCCACGCCGCCGACTTCACCAGCGACATCCGCAACCGCCGTGAACAAAGCTGGCGCGACACCACGCTGGGCGCCGTCCTGAAGGACGTTGCCGGCAGAAATGGGCTGGAGGCCCGCATAGCGCCCGCCCTGGCAACGATCGCATTGCCGACCATCAATCAGAGCCGGGAGAGCGATATCGCCTTCCTGAAGCGTCTGGGGCGAGAAAATGATGCCGTAGCCACGATCAAGGACGGCAAGCTGATCTTCGCGAAGAAGGGCGCCGGCACGACCACCAGCGGCGCAGCACTGCCCACCATCACGATCAGCCGGCGCAGCGGCGACAGCCACAACTGGCAGCGCCAGAAGCGCGACGGGCAGGAAGGCGTGAAAGCCAGCTGGCACGATCGCATGGCAGCAAAGCGAAAGACGGTGACTGTTGGCACCGAAAAAGGCGCGAAGAAGCTGCGCAAGACTTATCCTGATGAAGCGTCAGCCAAGCGCGCTGCCGCCGCGGAACATGACCGGATCAAGCGTGCGCCGGCCAGCTTCGACATGAAACTGGCCCTCGGCCGCGCCGATGCCTATCCAGACGTGCGCGCCAGCGTAACTGGTTTCAAGGCGGGGATCAACGGGATCTGGCTGATCAGCGAGGTCACGCATAGCCTAGATACAGGCGCCGGCTTGTCCACAACGCTAAAAATGGAAACTGTACCGTAACAAAGTCCAATTTCATCTTTGAGCGGTCTAGCCATTACAGTAGATATGGCGTCAATTGGGGGACAAAATGCGAAATTATTACGCAGTCGTAACAGAAGACAGATATTATGCCTTCTTGATTCGTTTTCCTGACGTGCCGGGCTGCTTCTCTTCGGCAGATAGCATGTCCTCTATTATCCCTAATGCGGTGGATGCCCTGACGCTCCACTTGGAGGATGCAGACCCGCCCGCCGCTCAAAATCTGGCAGCGATTCGGGCAGAAGCTGCCTCTGACCTAAAGGAAGGCGCCTTCCTTGTGATGGTTCCCTATATTCGGAACAGTGGCAAACTGGCCAAGGTAAGTCTCTCAATGGATAGGGTTATGCTGGAGGCCATCGACGAGGCAGCGGTTCAGCGCAACCTTACACGTAGCGCTTTTCTTGCGCTGGCTGCCCGAAACGAAATTGAGCGACGACGTTGATGCTTCTAATGCAATCACGTTGAAGTTT